CAAAGCCGTGAGTGTGTTGGTTTTCGATGATGATACAACGTCTGGAACACCATCCCAAACCTTCGCCAAACGCCAAACGCTGATGAACCGATTCGATACGAGGCTCACCTTTGCCGAGCAATATACGACCACCGATGGATTGGGCGACACGCGTACGCTGTTCATGGGTCCAGCATACGATGGAACAACCGAACTACGCTACATCGACACCCACTATGAACACACCACGCTCACAACCAACGGGAAGGGCGAATATCACTTGGTTATGGGTTTCACCATGACGGGAAGCGATGCTTCACGACAGGGCGCGGTATTCCGAGATGCGACTCTCGCCACCGAATCGGGAATCAACCCTCTCCAATGGGCGGGAACGCCTATGACGGGTTCAGGGAACACTCTCTATACGGGTGGCTATTCGGAGGCTTCAACGACTCCTGATTGGACTCAAACCTTCAAGCCCCCGTATTCCTCCGCCTATTCAGCGACGTATAGCCACCATCACTTGATGCACGTCTGGTTCCCATCATACGAGTTCGATGATGATGCAACGGCATCCAATCGAGTCATTCGCTCGATTAACATTCGATGGCTTTCTGTTCCATCTCTCCGATACGACGCGACCGAAGGATGGCAACCGATTGGTTCTGCACAAACATTGGCTGGTCAAGAGGACTTCATGCACTCATTCCCTCAAATCCGCTATCAACGGTTTTGGGGCTACGATGCTTCGGAGATTGATTTGTCGTGGAGAACCAACGAGAGGGCTTGGAAGCGAACACCGCACGATGGAAGTCGAGTCTATTATCCATCGCTCGGAGGCGTTTCGCTACGTCCAGCAGGTGATTTGTCGGCAACGGGCGAGGGAGTTCAAGGATTCCCAAGTGGTGTATGATTTCATTGAGATTCAGAAACATTGATAAGGGTGAACACCCACCGATGTTTATGAGCCGAACCTATGTATGGACAGCCCTAAACAGCGACCCGCTTTTCGTCGGGGATATGGTGAAGTCGTATGATTTCATAACAACAAAAGCATCCTATGTGATTGGAACAATTCTTAAGCGTGGTCCAGTGGACTTCCTCGCTCATGGAACAGATTATTTGCACATTCGCATTCACGCTGATGCTCTCGTCGTTGATGGTGAGGAAAGGAGAACCCATAAGAGAATGGGCGAGATGTGCTATGTGGCTTGTGTTGAACCCGAACTGGGTGGGGCGAGAGTCGAGGCATACACCGAAATCTCCCCATTCAATTGAAACCGTGATAAACGGCACACACCCTCTTTGACGCATGGACGAGAGGATTGAGCGTTTTCGTCGTTTGGTGAATCAGCCTCCTGATTCTCAAATGGTTATCACTCCGAATCGCCACCTTCTCGATGAGATTGAACGACTTGGAAGCGACCCACGCCGACCGAGAACTGCCATCGCACGATGGATTTCAAAAGTGTGGTTGGAGAACACCCATGAAGCAATCCGAAACGACATTCAGGATTCACTTCCAGCGACTCATTCCGAGAAGGAATTGATGGAACGCCCTGCTCACTATCCAAGCGATTGGGGCTTGGACTTGATTCCGTTTCCTGATGACTTGGATAATGGATGGGAACTCGACAGGCTCTCCACCGCCTGCTACACTTCCTTGACAACACCGCGCCCTTTCGACCCACACCTTCATGGCGATTTATCGGCTACGACCGAAGGTTTTGGGTATCACTATCTCTCCAGTTCGGGATTCCCCGACCAATACGACATTGTTTCAAGGCGTGGAGGTGGACCGAGAGGTGGGTTTGCCTTCACAACAGGACCAACGGAGGGCGCGTACCCAACGAGCATCCTTCCTCAACCAACCTTCAATCTCGGACGATTGGGCTTCTCCGATGGCGGGTGGAATCCCGAAGGACTTCAATGGACGAATCGACCCAAGCGTATGTCCTTGACAGGCTTGAGGAATGGTTGGGCTCACAAAGTCATGTTCGCTCGTTCTCGAAGAGTGATGAATCGCAATTTGTATGGTCCATTGGCGAGAGATGAGGCGACACCGAAAGCCCCGATTGCGGTCGTGAACGGACTCACACCGATTCAAGGAATCGTTTCGGTTTCGATTTCTCGAACTATGAACTCTCCATCGGTCGCTCGTATCGAAGTCAATAACACGTCTGGAATCCGTTCTGGTTCAGTTCGAGAAGGCGACACCGTTCAGATATTCGCTTCGCCACGATTTTGGGCTCACCCACCGTTGGTTTTCACTGGATTCGTTTCGGAGATAACGGAGGATGACTCTCGGATTGGAATTGAGTGCATGGATGCACTTGGGTATCTATCGAGAGAGATTCTTGACACCGAGCCAGCCTATTATCAAGAGGATGCTGCCAGCACCATCAAGTCCATCATTGGGAACTCCGCTTATTCACCCCCAATCGGACGTATCATCAACCAATCATTCGTGATTCTTCCATCGAACTTGAAGTTCAAGGGCAAATCTCGATTGAAGGCGGTTCAGTCCATATTGGACGTGATAAACGCCACGCCCAACCTCGTATCTCTCCGATGTGATGCAAATGGTGTGATAATGATGGAGAGGCTTCGAGAGGTTGATGATGCTACGATTGTTCCATTCGTTGCTGGTCGAGTGCCAAGAACGAGTGAACCTCAAGACTTCTATCCGACCAACATCGGCAAAGAGGAAGGCGACTTCTCCCAGTTCAATGTTGTGAAAGTCATCAACGAGAGTCTTGGCATCTATGTTTCAGTTCCAGCACTTAACTCGGCTCGATACCCCTCATCGCCAATTGAGCGAGTGGTGAAGGAGGGATTCATCACCGATGAGGCTCAAGCCCGTATGGTCGGAGAAACCCTCTTGGCTTCTCAAAAGGCTTCGTTGAACCGATGGACTATCGAAGGCATTCCAGAACGATTCGACATTCAAGCAGGGGACGTGGTGGAGTTCGCTTCACGACAGGCTGGATTGAGTGGAAGGCATCGGGTTTTCAACGTCGCTTGGAACATGACTCCTGATGGAAGCACGATGACTCTCACGGTCGGACGCCAAGCCCCTGATTTGATTGGAACGCTTCGATTGAGTGCTGGACTCATCAATGATTGAAGCGATTGAGATTGTGAAATCGCTTTCACTTGAGATTCCGAAGCATCGACTTGAGATTCCGAATCAATCCCAATACCCTGCTGGTTTTTATTGGTGGGATTGGAGTCGCGTAGCGACTCCACCGTAAAGAATTGAATGAACATACCTGCTCAAACACACACACAATCGAGAAAGTGTGTATATCACAAAGGGGTGGTGGATTCGATTCATTTTGACATTGAGATACCGAACCATTGATAAGTGGGATAGTGCTACGAGGGGTATGAGCCGATTCCGAATCACCGACCCTCTTCCAAGCCCTGAGCCTCATCTCGAATACGCTTTCACGGTTAGTTCGATGAAGGACGTTCACGACTATGTTCGTTGCTATGCTCATGTTGGAATCGACCACCGATTCCTTGAGGATTCCATCGAACCCGTTGGTCGTTGCTGGCATTTCTATCAAGAGGCTTGAATAAGCCCGTTCATAATGGTGGGTGTGGCTGTTCGTCGCATGGCGGTCGTGAGGATTGACATTCCGAGCAAAGCGACTTTGCCGAATGAGTGGGAGAACATTCGACCCCACTTCCCCATGCCATCTCCGAGAAAGTTCCAAGACGATGCCCTCTCGGTCGTGTGGTGGGCTCTCGACAACGACAATTTCGACAATGTGGTGATTGAAGCACCAACGGGCATCGGCAAATCAGCCATCGCCATGACGATTCAATCACGCTTCCAATCCGCGTACCTGCTCTCACCCACGCTCGGATTAACCGACCAATACAAGCGAGATTATTCTTCAGTTCTAACCGAAGTGCGTGGGAGGGCGAACTTCCCATGTTGGGTCAAGTCTGGAACAGCATCGGGCGCGCCCTGCTATGTGAATGGGAAGCGATGCCCTCATGCGGAGGAAAAAGACCCATGTGGGTATTATGCTCAAAAGTTCCAAGCGAGGGATGCTCGCTTAGTTCTCACAAATCCAGCATACCTCTTCCGAGTCATCCAATCCCCCGATGAAACATTCGACCAACGAGATTTCGCCATCGTGGATGAGGCTCATCAGTTAGAGCCGTTCTTCATGGGGCTCATGGAAGTCATCATCACTCTCTCCGACTTCACGGACGTGTATGGGGCTCGATTCCCATTCCCGATGCACTATCACGCTGATGATTGGAAGGAAGTCATCTCGAAATTGTTTGAGGGTGCGAAGGCAACACTCACCAAAGCCGAAGCCGACCGAGATGAGGAAGTCATTGAGTCTATGAGAGCCATCATTGGAAAATGCTCGACATTTCTGGAACTGGTGGAGAACCCAAAGGACGTGGTTATTGAAGTCAATAACGACTTTCGAGGGAAGCCACGTCTGATTGCCAAGCCAGTTCGGGTGAACAAAATTGCACCTGAAAGGTTGGATGCCATAAGCCGACAACGGATTTTCCTCTCCGCTACGATTCTCGATATTGACACCTTCCTCAATGGATTGGGCTTGGGCGACCAAAAGACACTCTTCGTGCGTATCACTCAATCTCCATTCCCTCGCCAGAACTTCAACGTCCACATCGCCCCATGCGGACCAATGTCGTATTCCAAGAGGAAGCACTCGATTCCTCGCCAAGTTCGAGCGATTGCTGGAATCATGGATAGATTCCCCAACAAACGAGGCGTGATTCTTCCCCACACCCACGCAATCAGGAAGGAACTGGTCGAGGGATTAACGGCAAAGGGTTTCGGCGACCGAATCATCACGCACGATTCCAACGGGGATGGACGTGATGTGGCACTCAAACAATTCTTCGAGTCCGAGCGTGATGACCTCGTCCTGATTTCAACCTATGTGGGTGAGGGATTCGACTTCAAAGGGAGGTTGGCGGAGTGGCTGGTCATCTCGAAAGTGCCATTCCCATTCACGCCCGACCCTCAAATCGCTCAACGCATGGAACAGGATGAGCATGAGTGGAGGCGACAACATGAGGGAACTCCATCATGTCCGTATGAACCTCCCAACAAATATAGCGGGAATCTATGTTCCTCGTTCACCTGCATCAAGCCATGCCAACGCTGGTTCAATCTCCAAGTGGCTCTCCGCCTGATTCAAGGTGCGGGACGTATCAACCGCACTCCCGATGATGTGGGTCATTTGTTCATCCTCGATGGTTCGTTCGACCGATATTATCGACAAAACGCCCACCTCTTCCCATCGTGGTTCAAGAATGCAAAGAAGGACACCCCATCGTGGTTGAAGAGGCACATGAAATAGTGAGAGATGATGACATTGATACCCCGAAGCATTGATAAGGACTCACGCTATGGGCGTAGCATGACCCGACTCAAAGAAGGCTATCAATGGGGAACTGGAAAAGGACGAGTTCATTTCGTCGCCAACGATGGAAGTGTGAACTACACTGGACGTATGTATGGTGGCAAAATGGCGATGTGCGGTACGCGTGGCATCTCTCGATGGGGTGCAAACGATACGACGACTCTTGAAGAAGTCCAAGCAACCGACTTTGGATTGTGTAAAATCTGCTCAGGCATGATTTCGATGTGTGTGGAGGAATGAACATGGTGGAAATAATCAAAGGCAACAAACAGGCAATCACAATCGACTACGATGATGGCACGAAGGAAATGGCGGTCGGCGACCGCAACCTCATCTCGATGTTGGTTGATTATGCTGAAACAAACGGCTACACATACACCATCTCCGACTTGGTTGAATGGGAATCAGAACCAACCTGCAACCTATGTGCAACGCCCACTCGCAACGAGGATGGCGTTTGTGATGATGACGAATGTCGCACCCAGTTCGATGAAATCAAGTGGGGTGATGTTCAATGAGCGTGCCAACCCCCCAAGCAAAATCAATTCACTATCGGTATGCTCAAGAGATTCTTGACGATGCCGAAGCAAACGGTGTGGTCTTGGAGTCCGATGATGATTTCAAGGCGTATCGAGAACAATTTGTCGAAACGCACTTCAACGACCCATCCAGTCCACGATTCATGCTTCACTTGGGTGGAGTCGGTGTACGCGCCATGATGAACGGCAACATGATGACTTATTGGAAGGCTGGTCGAGAAGGACGAAACGCACTCATGGAAGAGGAAGCCGAGAGATTGCGAGTTCTCTCTCAAAGAAGCAGGGAAGCCGACCAGCGATGGGCTAAGGTGATGGATGAATATCAGCGTATGCGTGAGCAGTTCGTGGACGAACTCTTGAGAGAAAACGCACTCGATGACTTGACAAACGAAATCGTGTATGAGAAAGCGTGGGCTTTCTGGTGTGAGTCCGACCGAGGAAAGAAGGTTGGCGATGAAGTGCATAGGAAACCATCCTTCTCATTCCGAGCAGGCTTTGCCAAGCCCGCATTCAATTTGCTCAACGAGCGTGTGATGGAGATGATGGGATGAGTGCAGTTCTTCAACGCCAAGCGATGCGGTGGCAAAAGCAGGAGAAGAAGGGCGATTTGCCTGAAGGACTCTATGAGGCTCTCGCTGATGGAAGTTCCAATTCATACGAGAAGCGAATCATCGTGAACCTCGCCAAAATCTCAAAAATTGTTCGACCCGAAGGTGGCATCCGTCCATATTCGGAGTTCTCAAAGGATTGGCACTACGAAGGTTCGATTTACGGTCATACCGACAATTGTGAACTATGCGGGGCTGCCATCAAGGAGAATTGCCGATTGAAGAATCACGACTCCGACCGAGAAATCCTGATTGGGAATGTGTGCGTCTATCGCTACATTGAGATTCGTGATGAATCAGGGCGCGCCCTCAACGATGCGGAGAAGAAGGAGTTCCTCAAAGTCGAGATGGGTGAAGCCAAGAAGGAGTTCCTTCGCCAAGACTTCGCCACTCGATACCCAACGGCACTCGCTGATTTGAAGCGATGGGAACAAATGATGACCGCCAAATACAGCCGATGGAAAACAC